ACTACGATAGTTGGATTGAATTAGTTACACCGAACTTAAACTTACAATGCTATGACCCTAATGTGGAAGTGGAAGAGGTTGAGGAATTAGCTGAAATGCTTAACAAGTCGGCAGAAATGGAGAAAGCAATAAAAGAGGTGCTTGAATTATTTGATGGTAATGGTGTGCCGAATATCGAATGGGTGAAAAATCGTCTGTCGGAGGCGGTCAAGTAGCCTTGCACATAACGGTGGTATTTGCGTAGTGGCTTTTTTGTGTTGGTTCGTGTGTTGGCAAGCCATTACGCAAATACATTGTTGAACGCAGTTGTTTCCCTTTGTGTTCTTTGAAATAAAAAGTTATAGAAAGTTTGTGGTTTATTTAGAAGTTTGTATATTTGCAGTATGATTAAGGGTTTTAGATATAGAATTTTGCCAAACAGCACACAAGAGCAGCAGATAGACCAAATGCTCGGTAATGCTCGGTTTGTCTATAATTGGGCTTTAAAAACAAGAATTGAAGCATACCAAAAAGACAAAAACAAAGTTTCTGCATTTACCCTTATGACGGAATTAACCAAATTAAAAAAACAACCTGAATATAATTGGCTAAATTTATCGGTCGCACAAAGTTTACAGCAGTCAATTGTAAATATGGAAAAAGCATTTACAAGATTTTTCAGGGAGAAAAATGGGTTTCCAAGGTTTAAGTCAAAACATCGAAGCAAACAAGTGGTCGGATTTCCACAAAATACAAAGGTTGATTTTGAAAATGGTAAGGTATCTGTAAATAAAATAGGATGGTTGAGAGCAAGAATAAGCCGAACATTTGAAGGGAAAATAAAAACTTCAACTATTGAAAAGACTGCGACAGGCAAATACTATATTTCGATTACAGTAGAGCTTCCTGATATAAAGATTAAACAGAAACCGATTAAAGCATATACAGCCGTTGGAATTGATACTGGAATTAAAACGTTTGCAACGTTTTCAGATGGGAAAGAAATTGAAAATCCGAAGCATTTAAAATCCAATTTGAAACGGTTAAAAGTTCTTTCAAAAAGAGTAAGTAAAAAAGTAAAAGGAAGTAATAATAGAAAAAAAGCGGTTAAGAAACTTGCGGTATTGCACGAAAGGATTGCAAACCAAAGATTAGATTTTCTACATAAAACCACTACTGCGATAGCCAAGCAGTACGATACGGCAATAGTTGAAAACCTAAATATTTCAGGTATGCTAAAAAACCGAAAACTATCACAAAGTATTGCCGATTTGGGATTGGGGAGATTTTACACTTTGCTGGAGTACAAAATGAAAGAAAATGGTGGTAATTACATTGAAATAGGAAGGTTCGAGCCAAGTTCACGTCTTTGCACTTGTGGCACTATCAACAAAGATTTAAATCTATCTGATAGAGTTTGGACTTGCCAAAGTTGTGGGAAAACTCACGAAAGAGATCGGCTTGCTGCAAATAACATTAAAAGGTTTGGTTTGAAAGACCAAAACTTAATAACATTCACGGCAGGAACTGTCGGGTGAGCCTGTGGAGTTGCCGACATTGGTCGGGGCTATGAAGCAGGAATGATTGTAGGGTCTTTGTGTTCTTACAATTGCGTTCAACGGTCGGACGCTATACGAAGGTAGGGGTTAAGATGCACTCCCTTTCAGCCTACCACAAATGATAAATAGATGCACAACGCTTGTATTAGCAGTAAAGCCCCTGCTTTTGTATAGCGTATGTTATAGGGCGTTAATTTTATTAAAATGAGAAAGTTAGAAATTGAAATCACTTACAAATACGAAATCGAAGTTGATGAGACTGATAATATTGTAAAAGAATATGAAAATGATGAAGAATTAGTACAGCATTTAGCTGATTACAGATTTGGAACAGTATTGCCTGTAATTCAAGTTGGGGCTGTTCAAATTAAGGATATTGAACTTGTCGAGGTTGTTCGGTTTAATGCCCTATAACGTTTTGCGTATATACGAGGTACGCCTTAACGAAATTTCAAATTATAAACAAATGCTTGTAGGCGTATCTTGTATATACGCTGTTATAGGCAGTGCATTTTTAGGGTTCAGCTTTCCACCCATTTTAAACGGAAGGCAAAAACAAAATAATTTCAAAATGAAAAGTATAGTTTTAATATTAATGTTGTGCGTTACTTCAATAGCAAATGCACAAGAGAAACAAGTAGATAATTTCAAAAAAACAGATGAAGTTCTTTCTGAAATAGTAAAAAAAGCACTAACAGTTGCTGAAAAAACAGGCGATTTTGTGATTGAACAAACTCCCTTACTGTTGCAAGAGTTTTATAGGTGGCATATCGCAAAATCAAGTTTAAGTATTTTTATTTCACTTTTTGCAGTAATACTTATACTTGTTTTAATGAATAAGCATAGTAAGTATGTAACAAAAGAAGAGTTAGATATGTCTGATGCAGAATGTTTTTTCCCAAGAATATTTGGTTGGATTGTTTTTTTTGTAGCAACTGGATTTTTTATAAATTATGTTTATGATTTAGCATTTATTTTATTTGCTCCTAAACTTTATTTAATAGAATACTTTGTCAAATAGCAGAGGTGTCCGTTGCATTGCCTATAACGGTTGTATATACGCAAGATTGCGCATATATTCCAATAAGTAACGCTTATATAATCAAAAAAAATAATTGATAAAAAAAACTTGTCGGTATCGAAAAAGGCACGTAATTTTACGATTAAACCCCAAAGAAAGCCCACGTGTTTCAACCGTGGGATGAATTTGGTTAATAATTTTGTTTAGATATTTGGATACTTAAAATAAAAGTTATATATTTGCATTGTTTATATAAGATATGTTAAAGTCAATAAAATACGAACTTAATCCTACCAATGGACAAAAGCAGATGCTAAACCAAGCGTTTGGAAACTGTCGATTTGTTTATAATTGGGCTTTAGATAAAAAGATTAAAGCGTATCAAGAAGATAAAAAAACACTTTCTTGTTTTGATTTGATGAAAGAGTTAACGTCATACAAGTAAAAAAAATGTTTGGGTGGGTTAATCTTAATTTTGATGGTGAAGCAACAATACATACAAGCGGTGTTTGTGATGAACGAGAAATAGCCTTGCAAAGAATTGACAAACATTTTGAAGGTAATACATCAGTTCAAAAAATAGAGTTTGAATATGTCAATAAGTAGCGGTCTGTTAGCCTTGCAGGTAACTTACTTATATGCGAAACAAAACTTCGCTTATGCAACCAAATAGAGTGGCTAAACGAAGCTTTGTCTCGCTGTTTTTTAAACAACAAATATATTATATTATCTTCATTTACCAAATACTTATTAGAATTACAAATGATTAATTAACCGATGAAGCCCTGCTTTTGATAATACCTTGTTAGGTGCAGTGCTTCTCAAAATTTTAAATAAGATGGCAAAAGTTATTAGAAAAGTTTTTAAGATTGATACACTTTCATTGCACGAATGTGATGATGGTTATTACTTGTATGATTATGTTGTTGGAATGAATATAGCTATGAGGGCTAAAACTGAACAAGACGCTTACATTGAAGCACTATTGTATTATCAAAGAAAACTAGTTAAAGCAAAAACCGATTACAAAACTTTGAATGATAAGGTTGAGAGTTTTTTATCTCAATTTGATAGGGACGATGATTAGCATTGCATATAACGTATGGTGCTTGGCGAAGGCTGGGGTAAATAGTACAAATGTTCAAATTAAAAACAAATGATAGTAGATAGCACAAATGTTCAAATAAGCACTGATGCCCAGCTTTTGCCAAGCACGTGTTACCCGCAGTTTTTTCTCGGAGATATTCAGATTTACAACGGTAATAATATAGATGTTTTGCAAAATTTAGGGTTGGATTTATCGAAGTGTATTTTTGTAAGCGACCCCCCATTTAATATTGGCTACCATTACGACCAATATAATGACAAAATGAATGAGGACGATTACTATAATTGGTTGGCTGATATTTTCGGAACTAACAAACAAGTGATTATTCATTATCCTGAATACTTGTATAAGCATAGTTTTAATATTGGTTTATTTCCTGATAAAGTTGTGAGTTGGGTTTATAATTCAAATACTGGAAAACAGCACCGAGATATTGCGTTTTTTGGAGTGAAACCTGATTTTAGAAAAGTAGGACAAGATTATAAAAACCCAACTGATAAAAGGATTGCTAAACGAATTGCTGATGGTAAAACCGCAAGACTTTATGACTGGTGGGAAATAAACCAAGTGAAAAATGTTAGTGCCGAAAAAACAGCACATCCTTGCCAAATGCCGTTGAAAGTGATGGAAAACATTATAGGGATTTTGCCTGATGATTACATTATAATCGACCCATTTTTAGGAAGCGGAACAACGGCATTAGCTTGTCAAAAATACAACCGTAAATTTATTGGAATAGAATTAGACCCTAAATAT